CCAGTACTTCAAGAGAAAATCCTTGACGAGCCATCAGGGGTTACCAGATCACTCCGCCAGTATTGGCGTACCTCAATCTTCCCATACCCGCAGCGTAAAGAGTTGATCTTCGACTGTTCGCAATCATCGGTTGCGGAGCAGGAGTATCAGCGTAACGGCGAGCAAGGTTATCAAGCTGTGACTGGAACAACGCCATGTACTGGTTACCCATCGTCGGATCTTCCTGCTGGAAATATGCAGCAGCAGTAGCGTACGTAGCTAGAACCGCATGAAACGGATCAGGCAAATCAGGAGAAGAACCACTAGAACTACCCAACCCAAACGCAGTTGGATTACGGATAGCACGCACATACATCGTCGCCACACTGTCAGGGACAGGGTAAAGACGAACCGTGTCGTTCCAGAAACTCCACTCCCACGGAGCGCCCGACGGTAACGAGTTCAATGGGTAATCAAAATCTGCGCTATCAGAACCGATGTATTCCAAAACATGGTCATCGTTCCGAATAGCGATCATGTCACGCAAACCCTGAGTTATAGCATCAGGAGCGCCAGCAATAGTCGAAAGCGTATAATCTTTCGTTCCATTAGCAGTATTAAACGTTGTACGCACCTCATAAAAAGGCCAACGCTTTTCACTGTAAACAATCAGATCAAACCCTTGACCAATCATCGTATCTAAAGTCGTATCGTCAATATCAGTTGAATCGATATCAACAACGCTACGCACTTGAGCACGCATTTGAGCCAAAGTTAAAGACATCAGGTAGCCGCCGATTGTCTAGTGTGACCAATACAAATATCCGACCCGCCGACTGGTCGTGCTTTACACGACGTACCCGCACGGGTCGTTGCGGAACAAAAAGCTGTGGCGTCAGAAGCAGGAACCTGTTCTACAAATTCAGTTACACCAGGTAACGCACGAGCACCTTCCGCTTCGCCAGGAGCATAATGCCCAGGACGGACACCATTCGCACCAGCAGGTCGCGCATTTGAACTGTAAACAAGAGCTACTTCTCGTTGCATATTTGCCCCACTAAACCAAATTGAGGTGGTGGGGTGCCGAAGCACCCCCCACCAACTGCCTAATAAATTAGGCGATGTTATGTAAACGTCCTTGCCTTGAGCGGTTGCTGCAAGTCAAGTTTCCGTAGCACAAGATCTGCGCAAAGCGAGCATCTTGGTTTGTAGGACGCACAAACGGAGTTGGTTGGAACCAAGTCTCTGTATGCGCTACAAGCCTAATGTATTTCGTATTTAAGAAATACATAGCTTTTGCTTCGCAGTTGCTATCAAATGTGACGGGAGCGCCCTTAAAAAGTAAATTTTGGAACCCTGCGTCAGCTATTTCGGCACTTGTGTACCGAAGGTTTGGCTGAAGCAAAGCTTCATAATCTTCGTAACGCTCTTGGTCAGTAAAGATAATGGTCGGTTGGTCATTGCCAACAGAAACATCATTGTAAATCTTTGACATTGCTGCCAAAGACAATGCTGCCGCACCGTGGTTCGTTTGAGTTGGTGCCCACCACGAGTTACCAGCCGCACCTGAGTTAATTCCACCCAGAGTTCCGCCAGCAACAATGTTTTGGATACCATTCCAATCGTCACCGCCATTACCTGTGCCATCACCCCAGAACATAGTGTTCATGTTGTCGATGATGGTTTGTTCGGCTTGCATGATCTTGCCCTCAAGGAGGTCAATGATCTGTGCTTCACCGTTGTTTTTGCCTTCTTCAATACCAGTAATAGTTACTGTTGCTGCGTATTGTTTCCAGTCGTACTCTGCGGCACTAATGCCATCTTGAGCAGTGATAGGAATTGTGTCAGCACCAGCATATGAAGCGGCAGTTGAGTTAGACCCATAGATGATTGGAACAACGATTTTTGCACCGCCGCTCACACGCCTAATGGTTTGACCATTGGTAAGCGCATAAAACAGAGGGCGAGCACCGAAAACGTTGTCAGCCAGCTTAGGGACGTAGTTATAGAGAGTGGTTGACAAAATTTGGTCAAAGTTTGCGTTACCAGCCACGTCTACTCCTTAATTAGTTATTCGGATAATTGTTTAGTTGCAAGCTCATAAGCATCACGAATAGAACTAACTGCGTTACCAAAATCACGACTGACAGTACCTGGTGCCGAACCCGAACCATCCTCAATAACTGAGGCTGCACGCTTTTCTTCAACAATGTCAGAGTTCTTAGCTTTATCTTGCAAATCCGCATAAGTCATATGCGCATAAGCAGCATCCAAGTTTCCAATATTGTGTTTCAAAGCGTGAGAGTACAAAGCATTCTCATCTATGTCAGCTTGATATTTGTCTCGCAGGGTGTTCATTTCCTTCTGCAAATTTTGCTGTCTGTTTAAGCGATCTTGTTCTTCAATGGCCGATTCAAGTCGTCTAAGTCTGGTTTCTTCTGGGTCCAGTTCTTCCATTTCCTCTTCGGGAACGGATACTTGGTTGCCCATTCTGATCCCAAACGCATCAGCTAAAGCTGACACGGCACTTTCGGGATTAGACTCCAGCGCTTGGACGATTGCCTCACCTTGAGCCAATCTTTCGCGTTCAGTTGCCAACTCTTGCGTTTTACGTGTGTAATCCGCTTGGCGTTGGTAGCCATTAATAAGCTCGGTTTGCGACACATCCATTTGTTCACCGTCAACGGTGACCGTATAAGAAGGGCCGCTATCTTCGCTAATTGTGCTCGGGTTACTGGTATCCAGTCCCAAGGCTGTGTTTTCATCCATCAGGAATCCTTTCGGGTGTTCCTATATGACACATGGAAGTGTCCCATTACATGTTAGGCAACTCTATACCCATTTGGTTCTGGAGTTGACTTATCAATTCGGGTGGTACTCCACCTGTGCCTTCAAAGACTTGTTCGGGGATTGGTCCTGGCCCCATGCCTCCTTGTGACATTGGAGGTACACCGAACGGATCGGCTACCCCCCCAGATTCCTCTTGTGCCACTTGGGCATCAACAGGTGTTTGTTGTTGAATCATGTAACGGTCAGGATCATTAATCCCAAACCCATAAGACAACACATGTTTGGCTATTTCCGCAGGATCGACAACAGTGCCAATCAGCGGAGCCATAGCGTTCAATAAAGAAATTGCTTGCTGCCTTCTAGCCGTTTCGTTAAACGGTTGCGTAGAACCGCCTTCAACAGAGAAATCGAACTCTCCAACAATGTCATCACGGCTGTAAGCGACAAAATATTTTTGGTCATCTTTGCCTGTGATACGCACCATTTGGGCATCAGTCATGTACTGCATCATCAGTTGCATAACCATACGTGCAACTTCTGAAATAGAAATTTCTACAATCGCCAGTTTGTCTGCCGCACGAGCATTGCCTGCATCAACAATGATGCTGGCCTCTGTAGCTGTACGACGAGTTTCTGGCATCTGTCCACGGGCATATTCAGATACACCGCTTACAGTGTTTATGTCTCCTTCGATAACATTGGAGTGGTTGTACATTTCGGGAGCAAGAGGGACTTGCGGTAATGGTTGGACCACTCCCGCAAGATCACGGTTCTCGTCGATAACAGGAACAAAACGTCCATCTTCATCAGATTCCAATGCTTCACGGCCTTCAGGCCCAAATGAACGCTCGTGATAAAGATACTTTCGTGCGTACCGTTTCCTGTGGTTCACCATTTGAGAACGAGTTTTGTTTAGTTCCTCTTGAAGCGATTCGATAGCTTCAAGGTCACCCATTGGGTAGAACACGTCAGGAACGTCATAGTTCCGCATCATCACAAACGGATGACCGAAATGGTATGGCATTTCAGTTGGGTCCAGCAGGTAGTCGTCGCCACCTTCTGAACAAACAGAGATTGTGCCATCTTCAAGATCATAAAATTCGTACAAGGTAACTCGTGCAGTTACTTCGTTGTACTGTTCACGTTCGTTATCGCCATCCCAGCGGTAACGAACACCAGAGTCAGCGACCAGGTTTTGTCGAACTGATCGCTTAAACCTTTTGTCTCGTTTTACTTCTGCAAGTGGACGCACGATACGTTGGGCAATCCAACGGGCATCATCAAGACATGTCGCTTCTGGATCTATAAGCATGTCAAACGGGCTAATCCGTTCCACAAACGCTTGATCCTCTACAACTTCCATCTTTTTAGAAGGAATAGCGTCCATCACATCTTGATCTGATGGAAGATCATTCATCATTTCAGGGTTATCGTAAGCAAACTGATCGACTTCGAGAGTAGCTGCATTGTATTCAGCAGCCATCTCAGCGGGAGTCAAATCTCTTTCTTGTTCCACGAACCGCCAACCGACTTTAAGCCAGCCGTGGCCCACGATAAGAAAATCTTTGACTGCCCGCCGAAATGGTTTCCGATAGTCGTGATGTCTCCACAGATAATTAATTACTGCCTCAACAAAGACGGCTCGTGATTCGTCACCCTCTTTGTTTGCTGTAACAGTAATTGTTGGATGGTTTACCGCAACGCTCGGGGCAATGACATTAACGGTTGAGAAAGCCATATTGACAGAAATTCGGTCATAACCGACATTTCCTTCATAACCCCCACCAGCACCAGGAAATGTTTTGCCTCTATAAAGGTCAATCATCCGATGCCACTTAGCGTCGTAGCCTTCTTCGCTACGCCACCTGTACGTGTTATCTATTCTCTCTTTTGTTTGAGAATATCTGTCGGCTTTCGTCATCCGTGCCATATCTATACCCAGCGTCGCCCTTGATAAATGGGTTCATGCCCAGCAGCACGAGCCTCTGAAATGATTTTCTTCTCTCGTTCCCTAACAGTTAGGTCACGATCTTCTGGTGGCAACATGTTACGCATCGTTTCGCCTCTAGCAACCGTTACCGATTTGAGGCGTAAACGACGCTCCCAAAGTTCTTTAAGTTCCGTTAAAGGAACTTGCCCACGACGTGCAATAACGTATTGGGTGAACTCTTCAAAGGTCGCCCCATCTGGGATGACCGCCATACTCAGGTGCTTTGAACAGCACTATCAGGCTGAGGAAGACCAGGACCAGGCTCAACCCGACCTGTAGTTCCATGCTGGTTCAACGGAGTTTCACGAACTCGCATACCTGCACCCTTATCACCAGGATGAACTTGGTTCATAGCACCCGTGAAACGAGGTTCATTTGGCTGAGAACCACCCTCAGCAGGAGGTCCATTGTAAAGCTGTGCATGGTTGATGCGCATTGTTTCGCCCATCCCTGATGCATTATATTTTCGGTTGTTAGCCATTATCGGCCACTCCAATCATAGAGACATGTCTAAGACATATTTAAGCTGTCCCACGTAACGTGTTCAAGCCAATCGTATCGCTTACAGTTTGATGTTTGTTGGCTTGTCTCATCCACCAATCAAAAGTATATGTATCATCTACCTGTTGAACATACTCAGGTATAAACGCATACTTGCGCATTTGGTTAGCTAACGCCAACGCCATCACACGGTCATCGTGCGGAGAACCCGACATGCCACCACGCTCATTACGCACATAAGTACGCAACTCAGCAATCGTATGCTGGTCCTTCAAAACCAGTTCGTCGTTACGTAAAGCCATAGACAAATCGTCAATCATTAACGGCTTAGAAGTACGAGTAGTTTTCCACCCAAACTCCTGAGACATACGATCCGTCTGACTATTTAACGACCTACGACGAAACATGTTCGGATAACCCAACTGACGTAACTGAGT